TTCAAGAGCTCACAATATTTATTCAATATGTTACTACACAAGAGCAAAATTTAACTACAATTGAGAGACAAAAAGAAGATTATCGTAATACATATTTTTCAAAAGATATTAAAGATAAAATATAATAAAATATAAGTATGACTACTTTAATTCGGAGTGAATTTACAGATTCTTTGGAATATAATGATGTAATAAATCAATTACAAGATTATATGCTTGATGATATTCGTATACAAAAAGCATTAAGACAAAAAATTGGACATAGTAAAGTGTATGAAAATAAACAAGAGAAACAAGAGAAACAAGATAGTGAAAAAATATTTATTCCTTTTGAAAAAGACACACTTTTTTGGTGTTATTATATTTTAGCTAATGGAGAAGTTGCATACGAAACATTAAATAATAAAAATTCATTGGTAGAAAAACAATTGAAAATTGATTTGGTTTCCCTTATTCGTAATAATAAAAATATTGTTAAGTTATATAAATTTGATACTATTATCAATATTGAAAGTAATCTTGCAAATGATGCAGTTTTAAATGCAAAAACATTTCTAACATTGTGTGCAATTGCAAATTTAAATGTGATATATATTAGTAAAAAGACATATTTTGAGTCGTTAATGAATGATACAAATGTCACCTACATTGTTAAAGAGCAAAACCAAGTATCTAAATATGTAAAAAAATATGGTTATCAAACAGGTACTAAAGAAAATATTGATAATATTAGAGAGACTCTTTATAAGCTTGATAAGATTGATAAACCTATAAAAGCAATGTCTGCATATAAAGTAGAAGAACTAGTCATTATATGTGAAAGATTAGCAATCGCAATAATCAATACAGAAACTGGCAAGAATAAGACAAAAAAAGACTTATATGAGTCAATTGTTCAGTATTTTTAGATATTAAAAAAATTGAACAACAATTTAAAAATATGTCCTTATTATATATTATAACAATGAGTTCTATAAGTTTAAAGAAAGAAACAAAATATGATTTAGACGGAGGCAATGATTTTGGTTCTGATAAATTAAATAACTTTTATAAAAAACTTGATAGAAGTGTTCAAACAAAAATAAAAACTATTAATCGAGAATCTGCCATCCAATTATTAGAAATTATGTCAAATCCAAATATACAGCAAGTATATGATGGTTTAACTGACACTGAGAAAGCTAATTTGAAGAAAATGGGTATAGTCAACAAATATACTACTTTAAAGAAGATGTTGGACAAAAAAGTGAAAGAAACCAAATTTGTTTTATCTGTAAATGGTCCAAGAACACCTTCTGGAACACCACCCATACATGATGACCCTAAAGATGTTATTTCTAGGTTTTCACCAGAAGATACGCCTCCAAAAAAAAAGACATTTTTACCAGAAACACCAGAACAAGTAATAGAAGAACAAGTAATAGAAGAACAAGTAATAGAAGAACCAGTTATAGAAGAAGAAGTTATTGAAGAACCAGTAAACAAAAAAGGGCGCCCTCCTCCACAAATCTTGTTTGATAATTTAGTAAAAACATATTTTGACAACAATAGAAATGGTGAACTAGAAGTTAAATTTGGAACAAAGGGTATTAAAAGCATTACAAAAAATAATTACGATAATGTAGTTAAAAAAATGAAATCGTCTGGTTTTACTGCACTAGGTGAAGAAAATGGCAACTATTATTTGCGAGTAAATTGTGAATTTCTTGATAGCACTACAGGACGATTTAAAATGTCAAATATTAGAACAGATATTAAAAGTTTGTCAAATATTCAAGAATATTGTAAAACAAACGATATTAAAAATTTACCAAATAAATTGTTTGTCGACCACATGACAAAAGGTCCTATGTTTATTAATAGGGAAAAAGTGTTTCCAGTTGATTTTGACGATTATAATTTCAGAGTTACATATAGTGCTGAGAATTCTGTGAAAACTGGAATTGTTCAAAACTTACTTGATAATTGGCGCAAATCTAAAAAAGAGTTTCGTCTTATTAATCGTGTGACATTTGAACACAAAGATTTTCCGTTCAATGTAGATTTAAGTATTGTTAAATATGGTAACAAAATGAAAGACAAATTTGGTCGCGAAAATCGTGGCCCTATTATTTCCGTATACACTCTCGATGAGTCGAATGTATTAAATAACGAGGAAATTTATGAGATTGAATTAGAAATAGACAACAGAAAGGTTGGTCCAGGAACAAAGTTTAATACACCTAAATTAATTTTAGATGGATTAAGAAAGGGTATTAAATATGTGTTGTCTGGTCTACAAGGCACAAATTATCCTGTATCATATCCTGAACAGAAATCAGTAATTGAATCATATATGAAGCTTATTTTGACTGACGCGTATGATCCGAAGAAATATGTTTCAAGTAGAAATTTTATAGGACCAAATTCTTATACATTACAAATGGAAAACATTTCAGCAATAAATGAAAATTCAAATCAGCCAAATATTCGCAAAGATTTTGTAGTTACTGATAAAGCAGACGGAGAACGTAATTTATTATATATTTCACAAGATGGTAAAATGTATTTAATTAATACAAATATGGATGTTATCTTTACAGGAGCCAGAACAGATAATGAAGAATGTTTTAATGCATTGTTAGATGGTGAGCTAATTGCACACGATAAATATGGCAAATTCATTAATTTGTATGCAGCCTTTGATATTTATTATATTAAACGCGAAGATGTTCGTTCATATACTTTTATGATGAAAGAGGGAGAAAAAGATTTGTATAAATCCAGATATAATCTCTTACATTTTGTCAGGCAAAATTTAAATGCTGTTGCAATTACCAATATCAATAAAGGTACAAAGGTAACTGAGTTTAAGGTTGCAGATGGTTTAATATGTCCATTAAGATTTTGTGTTAAGGAATTCTTCCCGAATAACCCAAAACAGACAATATTTGAAGGATGTAATCAAATTTTGAAAAAAGAAAAAGAAGGACGTTTTGAATACAACACAGATGGTCTGATTTTCAGCCACGCATTTTATGGAGTGGGTTCTTCAGAAGTAGGACGCGCCGGTCCTGTTGGAAAAATCACATGGGAATATTCATTTAAGTGGAAACCACCTCAATACAATACAATTGATTTCTTGGTTACTACTGAGAAAGGTGTTAATGGTGATGATATAGTGAAAACCATATTTGAAGATGGTCAGAACAATAGTGAAGTCGTTCAGCTAAATGAATATAAACAAATTGTATTAAGGTGTGGTTTTAATGAAAAACGTGATGGTTATATAAATCCATGTCAAGATATTATTGATGACAAATTACCGCAATATAAAGTGCGTTATGAAGACAAAGAAGAGAATGAATATGTTCCAAAACGTTTTTATCCTATTGAGCCGTATGATGTGAATGCTGGTTTATGTAATATTATGTTGCATATGGACAGCTCAGGAGGTAAAAAAATGTTTTCAGAAGAAAACCAAGTTTTTGAAGACAACACTATTGTAGAGTTTAGATATGATTTGACAAAAGAAGATGGATGGAAATGGGTACCATTGCGTGTTCGTTATGATAAAACAGCACGACTAAGAAAAGGTGAAAAAGAATACGGAAATGCATATCATGTTTGTAATAGTAATTGGAAATCAATCCATCCTACAGGCAGAATTACTGAAGATATGTTAGCAACTGGTCAAAATATTCCAGATATCAGTATAAGCGAAGACAAGTATTATAATACACCTGTAGGCAAATTCAAAACAGATGCTATGAAACAATTTCATAACTTGTATGTTAAAAAACACTTGATTTATGGTGTATCAAAACAAGGTGATACATTGATTGATATGGCTTGTGGAAAAGCCGGAGACCTTCCTAAGTGGATTGCATCAAGGTTATCCTTTGTATTTGGTGTGGATATATCGAAAGACAATTTGGAGAATCGTCTTGATGGTGCATGTGCCAGATTCTTAAATGCGCGCAAAACAAATAAACAAGTCCCTTATGCTTTATTTGTTAATGGTAATAGTGCATATAATATAAAAGATGGAAGTGCAATGTTAAGTGAAAAGGCTAAACAAATTACTAATGCGGTCTTTGGAAACGGACCTAAAAATCTTGGTCCCGGAGTTGCTAGACAATATGGAAAGGGTGCAGATGGATTTAATGTTACTTCTTGTCAATTTGCAATTCACTATTTCTTTGAAAACCCTGATACATTAAAAGGATTTATGAAAAATATATCTGAATGCACTAAACATAATGGATATTTTATTGGTACTGCATATGATGGCAAATTGGTTTTTAATGAACTTAAGAAAACAAAAACAGGTGATTCTGTTAAAATAGTTGAAAATGAAAAGAAAATTTGGGAAATTATAAAAGGTTATAGTTCGGATACATTTGAGGATGATTCAAGCTCAATTGGTTACAGAATTGACGTATTCCAAGAGTCGATAAATCAAGTTATACCTGAGTATTTAGTTAATTTTGATTATTTAAATCGTGTTATGTCAGCATATGGTTTTGAAATTATTACACGTGAAGAGGCAATAGAATTTGGTTTACCAGAAGGAAGTGGATATTTTAGTGAATTGTTTTTGAATATGTTGGATGAAATTACTCGTAATAAATTCAAAGCAAAAGATTATGGAGATGCACCGATGATGTCTTCTATTGAAAAAAAAATTTCATTCTTGAATCGTTATTTTGTATATAAAAAAGTCAGAGTAGTGAATACAGAAGCAATTGAATTAGAATTAGGTGAGTATAATGAAAGTGCAATAATAAACAAGAAAGAAACAAAACATGCAGTGGAAGTTGCAGTAAAAGAAATTTCTTCAGAAAAAGTTAAGGTTCGTAAATTGAGTAAAAAATTATTACTAGTTGCAGCAACTGAAGCATTAAATGAACCTGAAATTAACGAAGTTATCCAAATTACTCCAGCAATGAAAGAGAAAAAAGAAGTGAAAAAGAAAAAAGAAGTGAAAGAGAAAGAGAAAAAAGATAAACCTATCAAAAAAAAAATAATTATTGAATCAGACGAAGAGGATAATTAACTATAAAGAAAATAACAAACTTAAATATATTATATAATATACATATAACATAACCTATGAGTTATTATATAATACCAAAAATAAATAATTGGGTTAATATTAACCCTACAAATGATAAAGAAAAATTACAGACACCATATATTTCTACACCATATATTTCTACACCATATATTTCTAGTAGTTTGTTTAAATATTATAACGAACTTAATGAACAAATTAAATATAATTTAAAAAATAGTAATGAAACATATATTTCTTATGATGAAGTTATAAAAATAGTTAATCCATACGAATACATTTTTTCAAAAGTTCCAGGTTCTAAATATTCCGTTAGTAAGTTGAAACCAAAAACTAATATATTTTACGATTTCTTAGAAGTTTGTACTATATTAAATGTTTTTGAACCATATAAAAATAATCCTATAAAAACTCTGCATTTAACACGTAATAATCACGATTCAATTGAATGTTTTGAAATGTTGCGTGAGAATTATAGTGATGAAGTCGTTTGTCATGATGAAATAACTGAAGATGTAATTTTTTCTATTGAAGAAACAAAATTTGATTTTTTATTTTTTGAAGCAAATAATACAAATTATGATAGTTATATTATTTCATTGATACATTTTATAATGATTATTTTAAAAAATCAAGCATTAAATGGTAGTTGTATTATTAAAATGGATAATCTTTTTCATAAACCCGTGGTAGATATATTGTATATAT